CAAATCGCTCAATGCATCGAAGGATGCTGTTGATGTTTCCGCTAAAGAACCGCCACCATTATCATTAGATAAGTTATCAGTTGGTGTTTTCACATCCCAGATATTTTGAGATGCGCCACCACTAGAACGGTTCACAAAATTAGTACGATTACCGCTACCATTATCAATACCTAATTTACCAGAAGCTGCTGCTCTGAATTCATATTCTCGGTTGATACGGAAACGGTTGGAAAAGTTGTCTGCATGTACACCAGCATTCATTAATGCTGAGCATGCAGTAAAGAATTCACCTACACCAACTACTTCGGTGTATTGGTTATTCATATCGATTTCACCTGTTGCAGGTGCATATTTGGTAATCACTGGATGTTTATCGAAATGGAATACCATAGATTCTGCAGGAATACGGTTTTCATCCAATTTACGATAGATACCAATAAATGGTTTTACTTCACCATATTGGTTAACGCCAGTGGATACTACGAATAAGTTAACACGTGCACTAACAACGGCACGAGTACATTCTTCTCCTTTTTCAATAGCAGGAAGAATATCTTCTTTAATATATTTACCCATCAATACAGCATTATCTGGGCTAAGTGCTACAGATACGGATTTTTTATAATCGTATACTTGTTTATTAGCTCGCTCAGCTTCAGGAAGTGCTGGATGGATTTTAATTGATGCCATACCATTCCAGTAATCGAATACGATGGTAGCATCTCCATTGTAGAACTGAATCCCGCGAGTGTTGATGTTGTCGGTAGGATTCGTTTGACTTTGACTTGTCATAGATGTGTTGAATGCCATAATAAAGCCCTCCAAATATGAAATAATTTATCAATACCTGTTTGTTAGCTATAATGTTAGATATTACTAGCCCTTTCGAACAAACAGTAAAAAAGAATGAGTATGGATTAACCATACTCATTCTTATAATATATACTTATTAGCTCATTTCATCTTCTGTGTATGTGATGTAAGAATCGATCTTAACACCATTCTTCGATTTAAGATGAAGGTTTTCATCTGGTAGACGTAATCTCCATTTTGTGGAATACACACGTAATGGAATATCAATATAGGTTTGACCTTCTTCGGTAATCATAGTAAAGGATATGGATCCTGTTTTGAAGTTGGACCAAGTACCTTTATCATTCATATATTCCAATACAAGATTTTCTAATCCTGCTTTTTGGGAAGGTTGCATGAATGCTACACCATCAGTAGCAGTATCATCTTTCACAAATTCATGAGAAATGAAAATGCGTTTAGGAGAGAACTTAATATTCCCTTCAATACCATTAGCGGTATATCTGAGCTGTTCTCCTAGATAGGATTCTTGATCAGTCATCCAAGTATATAGTGGAATATCCATATTTTCGATTTCTGGACCATAAATGATAGAAACAATACCGATATTAGGTTGACCAATACGGACTTTAGGTTCGATGGTACCACCATATGTGATATTATAGTTACCAGTTGTACCAGGTGTTAGCCCATTTGATTTATCATAGGTTGCGTTGATATTAACTTGGTTATTATTGTTATACTCATCGCCATTGATAGTAACGAGCTTGCCAGCTATATAACCAGCACCTGCACCACCGCCACCAGATTTGATATACTTAGGAACACCATCTTCCATGATAAAGAATTTACTTACTTTACCAGGTTCACCATCATGACCAGGTAAACCGCCAGCACCGCCTTCAAGGATAGGGTTATCATACCCTTCTAATCCTTCAATCCAGATTTGTTTAACGGATTTACCAGGAAGACCTCGACCAGCTTCTAACTGTTCGGCAGTTAAGGAATTCAATCCAGGGTAAGCTGGATTAGTATCGATGGTACCATTGAATTTAGCACCCGGAATTGGTTTGTTATTTGTAACGATACTATCACCAAGTAACGCATTATTACCATTCATACTAACAATATTAGCGATAGTCTTATCGGCTGTAGCAACTTTAACTACAGTACCACGCACATTACCCATGCGAGCAAAGTCTCTTTCAGTATATGGTTGTGTTCCAGGGTCATCAGTTTTAGGACTTAGACCTTGAGTACCAACACCACCCATACCAATAGCATCTACTTTAAGTACATGCATCGTAGGTTCACCGTTACCAAAGTGGAAGGATGTACCATTAGCTTCTTTAGATCTAGTATTCAATGGTAAGTCAGCACTTACTAATTCACTAGTACCACGTTTAGGACTCGTATTATCAGTAGCATTACCGAAGTTGCCTACTACTACATTAAGAGATTCGATGTTGGATACATCGATAACCGCAGACCGTAATTGACCTGATGCACTATGTCTATATGAGGATGTAGTATCATTATATAGACCGGATGGTGTACCAAAATACAATGGTGTATTCACAGGGATTTCGGTACGAGTAACTTTACCTGTTACACCATCAATACCATAACCGATGATAGGGGAACCTTCAAAGGAAACGGTTTGGTAATCTACGGAAGAACTAATCAATCTATCAGTTTTACCTGTTTCAGTTACATATGTTTCTACAGAAGAACTCAATAGTTGAGCTTTCAGTGTAGTGATATTTTTAGGTGTTACGTTATGAACGTAATCGTATTCAGAACCACCACCAACAGTGATCACGCACACTTTAGTTACACCCACAGGAATATTGAATGTATATTGACCTGGTTGGGAATATATCGTGACACCATTAGCAATGTTTCGATATGATTTTGATTTTAAACGAAATGGTTGTTTAGTAGCGTCATCTGGCTTTATGTATATATCGAGAAGATTCTCGTCATATGAGTTTGTAGAGCCTTGGACGTACCCTGGCATAGTTGTATTCTCATCGATTTTGACGTCAGTGGAGAGATATGGTTGCCCATCCTCCAAGTCGCCAGTTGATGAATATATGTCAGCATAGAAGGTTTCGTTCGTAGTATCTTTGGTAAACTTAAATCGTTTATTGAGTTTAGCCATTATTAACGATTGACTCCTTTCTTATGAAATACTTGTAATTGATATTACATCAATGTCTAAATAAAGAAGAGTTTAGGATTTACCTAAACTCTTCTTTGTATTATTTGTAGGATGTAATGATAGCATTATACCAATTGAATATCGTTATAATGTAATTACGACCGAACCCAAGTTCATCATATGGTGTAATAGCATCAGCAGTTTCACTATTGATAACTTCCATTTCCTTGGAGTTCCATGATGTATCAGATAATGTAGTTGTGAGAACTTCATTATGTTTCATTCGATTGATGAGGATCAATATATCAAATGATGTATTGGTATTGGTGGAAGAATGTATATTGATAGCATCTTCCTTATGTTCATCAATCCATTGTATAGAACGATTGAGTTTTTCCATCATGTTATTACACAATAAGAAATTGATATATTCAATACTAGACTTGAACATCATTGGGTCTAATGCTAATGTATCACAAATGGAATCGATATATCCATCGATATAGGTAATAAATTCATCGGCTGTAAGTTCATATAGATAGGAACTATTAACAAATGCTCCACGTATAGCAGCCAATAAAGCAATCGTTGCTTGTTCTCTAAATCGATTTGTAACATTAGCGAAGCTGATATCGATTGCTTCCTTAGTGTCATTTGTCAATACTGGATATGAGTTTAGAATATCTACATAGAACGGATCATTAGATAAACCGCTTTGTTCAGTTACATTCTTAACAAGAGTTTCCATGCGTTGACCATATGTACCAATATCCAATTGACATAATTGATGTAAAATAATCAATCGCTCTTCAGCACGAGTAGATTTATCTAGTTCTGCAACGAGCATATCTAATGGTAGATTCTCTACATTGGTTACTAGATATACTAAGCGATTCTGTTCACTTGTGATAGATTGAGCTACGGGCTCGATAGATGCCATTGCCTGATTTAACGTTTCAGTAGCATCTGTAATGATATATGATTGATGAGTATTGCGAGCAATATCTCTCAATTTTATAAATTCTTGATGTTGGTAAATGAATGGTTTACATTCATTGGGATACCATACTATATTCATATAACTAACCCTCCAATGTTTTATCGATTAAAATAGGTTCTATTAACCGATATACGTCAGCTTCGAAGTATTTCAATACTCCTACACCGAAATCATCTTGATTAACAGACCGTAGGGTGTGTGCAATGTAATTGGATAATTTTCCATTACTAGACAGTCCTACCAAATAATCGCGTTCATAGTTGGTTAAATACTGTTCAATGGCTTCCTGTTTAGGTTTATCTACTATCATATGAACAGCGTTCAATAGCACCGCTAGATGGGAGAACATGAACTCATTATGAGTATATAATGAACGAGTGAAGTCTTCCTTATGAGCTAAGCATAGGGTAATGTAATTATATACTAAATCAAATGGGTTATACATACCATGATGTTTCTCATACCGTTTTATCCCTACGATAAGGTAGAAATACATTGCTCTAGTATTATATTTCAAATACTCGGCATCGATACGCTCCATTCTACCGATAAAACTAACCATATATTTCTCATACGTCGATAATGCTTTCTCAGCTGAAATAGACCCATCAATAATTCTATCGCGTAGATGTGATACTAATTGGTCAATAGATTCAACAATTAACATCTTCTCTAAGGATTGTGTCATATTACACACCCCAGAGATTTGATTATATATCGTATTTGCTTTGGTAATATAGTCATCGATATTAGATGTCTGTATAGAACCAGTTTTCATGATATAGTACGCTTTAACCACATTTGCTGATAACGAATACATAGTATCTCTATCAAGTGATTCAAATATAGAAATGAATTCCTTAATAGTATTCTCTCTATCAATCCAACTGGACATAAGTCGATATAGACATTCCAATTTAGTTTCGCTATCAGACGTTGTTTCTAATACAGATTTGACATATCGTGTATCATTCTCATGATTAGAAACTTGGAATTGTTCCAATAGAGTCGGGCACTTTCTAAGTAAACGTCTAGCTTGACACATATAATGGAACCCAACTTGGTTCACCTTTTTCAATTGAGACACTTCGGGGAAACCAGTTCCCCAAAGTTCTTTCATTGTAGTTGCATATGCTTGAATCCGTTCGTCATCTTTAATAACATCATAGATTCGTTCAGGTAGATAAATTAACATCGATAACTCCTCCAACTATGTTTTGGTTATCGGTCGGTGATAAGCAAGCCTTATAATGACCGATTCTCCATTTAATTAATTCATTTCTAAGATATATTTCAGTATCCTTATGCTTATTAGCAGCTTCTCTAACAGCAGATTCTATAGCATGTATATAATCACACCAGTTTGGATTTGGTTTACCATAGTTACCAAAATTAACCGACCGATCAACTATACAGCCACCATTACAGAAGTACCGAATATCGCATTCGTCACATGTAGGATTATGGATACACTGGCGTTCAGCACACTCGATTTCTTCAGTAGCATCATCGTTTGTTAGGTCGAAGTAAGGTAATTTACTATTAGAAATAGAGCATGGATAGACACGACCTTCATGAGATATGAATATCTCAGTCATAAGACCGCAACCACCATGGTTCTGCTCTATAGTTCCAGTTACACACTGTAGATATTCAGTAGTGACCACTTTAGGAATAAATCGATTGGGGTTCTCTTCTAATCCAGTTAAGAAGTAATCGATAACTGAACTATATTGTGATTTAAAGTTCTCGTAATTATCATCAGGTATCTTAAACGGAGTTTTGTTATGACCCCAACAATAGTTAACACCCGTTTTCTTATGGAACTCATCCAATTCTTTAATATCGGCAAGGATATCTTTCTCATTACCTGTAAGAGTTTTTTGAATACATACATATCGACCCAAGTCAAGATGAGTATATTTCTTTAATTCCTCTAATGAGTTAAATGGTATACCATTATGATCTATACGATTACCATCTTTTGGATTATCGTATGATACAACGATCTCAAATGGATACTGTTCATATAATTTCATAAGACGTTCCTGATTAACTGAAAATCCCGTGATGATACCAAAACGGTATCGTCTTTCATTCGTTCCAGGAATGGTTTCATTGTAGTATTTGGGAACAATATTTTCAATGATATCCATCTGTAAAGCAGGCTCACCGCCGAAGAATGTAATAGTTCTGGAATAGTTTCCTTTATCTTGGTTAATCAATTCCATCGTATATTCAACTTCTTCTAACGTCATACCCTTTAACTCTGGGTCAATATAGCAATACTTACATGCTAATGGGCAAGCATATGTTAGATTGAAGAAGATGGATTGCCAAGAACGGAAGCTATTCAAAGACCGAAGCATTCGTTTAATACGAGTTTTAAACTCTTTACTCAATTCCGGCATTTTGATTACCTCTAAATTTCATATATTCGAAATCCATTGTAGATTCCATACCACTACGCCATGTACGGTAGCGTAGAATTCGTTCAATGATAAGTTCTCGATTCTTACAAGAGTTGGAATATAACTTATCACGGAATGCCAATAAGGCTTCTACTACTGTTTTAGTTTGCTCACAATACCCAAGATTAATCTCATTGAGATTACCTAGATAGGAACGTTCATAACGACATCCACCGAAACAATACTTATTATAATCACAACTATCACAATCAGCAGGACGTTCATGCACATCGGTAGCGATATCCGTATTCAACTCCCTATCTGTAATATGACCCATTTTGAAGTCTTCTGAGTATTGGGATAGCATGGTACAAGGATAAATATCACCATTTGGACGAATGATAATTTCAGAACCTACATTACAAGCCATACACTTTCTATCTTCTAGGATAGATCCTATCATAGAAGCAAGACCTGCTGTAATGAATGGATTTTCATCCGTTAATATATCATCTAATATCATCCCTAATTCTCGTTTAAGAACTTCCGGGAAATCGGAATCCAAATTGGTTTCATGGACTAATGTGAAATCGGCATAGAATAAACCACTATACTCTTCACTCATACGTTTAAATTGACGATATGTATCATGGAAGTAATAGATATTACTATCATTGATAACGCATCGAATTTGTAGTTTAACTCCTTGCTCTAACGTATATAGAATATTCTCATACACTTGTTGAGCTACAGGGTCTTTATTAACTAACTTACGTTCACTTCCTTTGAACCCATCAAAGGATAACTGTAATTCCCAAGGTTTCTTACTCGGTTTAATGATATTCTCTATCAAATCATGGAAGTTTGCTCTAGGGAACGTTGATGTTACGATTTGGAATACCTTAACATCGTCCTGATATTTCTCAGTAAACCATTTGATATCGTCGATACCTAGTAATGGTTCACCACCAAAGAATATGATTCTTGGTTTTGTTTGGACTTTCTTCATCATAAGGTCCATTATATCTCTACTCATACGAGCAGGATTATCTCTATCTTTAATATAACAATACTCGCATCGTAGTGGGCAAGCTTCTGTTAACATGAGATAGAAGTCTACCTGATATGGTAGAAAGAATGGTTTTTGTTCTACCATGATTGGATCCTCTCTATATTATTTGATATCAGCATCTTATCATCTTCAGTATATTCTCTGGAATCCGTTAATGGAAGTTGACAATCAGCATTCATTTTGTCAGTATAATGAGACTCCACAACAGAAGTCCCAACATTCCAAAATGTACGAATATCATATTCGCTAATATTAACTTTCTTAATATTCTCCATGAAGATCTCTCGTTCAATGGATAATAGATGACAGAGATTCTTTTGTTTATTATTCATCCCGTTATTAAGGATATAATCCGATGCAGGGCATTCGAAACAATGTTCATTCTTACATGTTTCATAGTTGCAGTCTGGTTTACTAAAATATTCTCCCTCGAATCGATGAATTCGATCTTCATAGAATCCTTCCAGTATGTGACCAATCTGCATACTTCTATGGTCAGAGAAGAACGTGCATGGATAAATAGAACCATCGATATCAATATGAATAGAATTCCCTAACTTAACACAAGATGTTTTAGCTAGGAATGATGCATCTGATAACATATATCGACAGTACATATTTTGCCAATTATAGTAACGGAACCGTTCTTTCAAATCAGGATATGTTTGAACAAAGCGGTTCGCCATACTTTGCAGAGCATTTGTATAATCGACGATGAATTTAGGGTTTGTATAATCTGCTTCATGGATATAATAGAAAGAGAAGTTACGTAACCCAACACCTAGGCAATAATCTAAGCTAGGCATCATATCATTAATTGTATCAGGAGTTACAGCGAAAGCGATATTAATCTCATTCGCATATCCTTGGTCAACGATATATCGTATATTATCATTAAAGAACTTATCGGATAAGTTCTGTAGTTTACCTTTACGACTATGAGTGTATGAATACACACCATCCCAGGATACGGTAATTGAATCGGGACGCATAATTCCTCGTTTAACGAAATCGACTAATCCAGGAAGATTAGTACCATTCGTAACGACACTCATAATGAATTTTACATCGATTGATTGACTGATTCGTCTAAGAATCCGTTCAATCTTTCTAAACTCATCTAATTTAACAGAGATTTCTCCACCTGTGACTAATACATCAACTTCATCTGCCAATGGCAATGACTTAATGAAATCTTCTAGTTTATCATAGTGAGAGAATGTCTCGGATGAGTCTTTTGTTACTTTTTGCTGATGACAGTATACACAATCTAAGTTGCAGAAATCTGTCACCTTAATCGAAATACGATTGATAGAATCAAACATAGTGCCCTCATAATAGAAAATAAGAAGGAATGGTATTATACCATTCCTTCATACTGATAAAAAAATTAGTGTCCGCCACATTTTTGGTCATGACACCAGTTAACAGAGTTACAAGCGACTTGACAGCCAACTTGACAGTTAACTTGACAAGAACGATTGCATTTGTTAGCACTATTAAACCAGCCATTGACACGGTTCAATGTACTTTCAATTGTACTAACAGCGTTTAATGCCGCTTGTAGCTGTTGTAATCTAGCAATAGTATCTTTTGTCACTTGAGTTGGTGCTGTTACGTCACCTAATCCAGGACCATCATTACCGGTTACATTACCACGAATTTCAGTAATTGCATTGTTAATCCCGTTTACAACTTCATTGAATTGATTTGCACGTACTTTAGTATTTGCATCAATGTGGGTACCAACAACATTACCGCCTTGGTATTTATTTTGTTTTTTATCATCAGGAACAGGGTTACGAACCTGCCCACCGAATTGATGACATTCCCAGCTGATACCTTGTCCGGTACCACCGGCTTCTACACCAGGGTTACTTTTAACGGCACGGATACCACGAGAAAATTTAGTTAGTTGGTTAATCTTATCAACCAATTTATTGATATCATCGGCTTTAATTATCGCCATCTAGTTCACCACCACTCATAATTGCTTGATATTTATCGAGTTCCTCAACTACATCATTTAATAGTTTATCAGATACGATATCAATATATCGTTCTGCTAACCGTATGTATGGAGGGAGAAGGATTTTTTCTTCACCGAATATAGATTCTTGGATACTAGCGAAATCCAACATAATCGCATCTAAGTCGTTTTTATGTAGATTATCAATAGCGGTATCCAATAACTGTTTGAATTCTAAGTTACGTTTCAGAATCGCTAAGCGCCTGGAACGGAGATTTGTGCTATGGAGAATCTTATCTTGATACTCCGTAGCTATATGATACATAATATCCATTTGGCGACATACTGCTGGGTTTACGTCGTTGAAGGAACGACCATGTGTAAAACTTTCAGCGGGACAGCCACCTAGACATACGTTATTATATTGGCAGTTACCGCATGTACTACGATCGAATTGAGCGTTAATCATATCCATAACACTTCGATCAAATTCATCGGTAATCATATTGCCCATATGTAAGACTTCACAGTTACGGAAGTTAGTATGGACTTGATGACATGGTGTGATTTCACCATCATATCCGATAGCCACCCAAGCATTCTTACCGAATCCACATGGGCTAGTATCATTTGTATCGGAATCATAACATAAATAGATGAAATCTTCAATGTTTTTCACTTGGAGATTTCGTCTTTCTTCTGAGTTGTATTTATCCATAGCAAACTCATAAATTTTACGGATTTCAACTTCGAATTGTCGATATGCTTCTTCATCCCATTCTTGGTCATATACAAAGCATGGAGCAATTCTATCAAATCCTAAGTCATACATATCCTTCATAGATTGAAATGTATAACGAATATCTTTTGGTGGTATAGTTATACGGGCTTCCATATTTAATTTCAAACCACCATCAAACATGCGTTTGATATTAGCTACTACGGTATCATAGGAGTTACTTCTATTTCTATTATGCAACTCTTTTGTACCATCAATGGATACTAAGATACCAAAGTTATTATCATAGAAGAAATCAATCATTTCATCTGTGATATGAACACAGTTTGTTGTAATGCCATATTGTACAATGAATTCTTGTTGGTTACAATACTCAACAACTTTTTCAATGACAGGGAAGTTTAAAGTAGGTTCGCCACCAAAGAAGCTAATATCTAACTTAGCGGTTTGGTCTTGGGAATATACTTTCTCCCTGAAGTTATCACATAATTTTTTGATGATGATCATAGCATCATCTTCACTCATATAGTTATGAGCCTTATCTTCTTCAAAACAATACGAACAGCGTAATTGACAATCAGTAGTGATTGTCAATACGGCTGCACGGACTGCCATTACGTCATTAAATTGACTCATGGATCCTCCAAATATAATTAAGTATTATTTCCAGTCAGCACCAAAGGCAACGAATGCATCACCTTTTCTAAATTTGATCACTGGTTCGTCTGGATTTGTTTCATAATCGAACCATACGAGTACGTTTCGATCATTGACTTGTCTTCCACCGAATTGGAACTTACTGATTAAACCGTCAATTTTAAGTTTATTTGCTTCTGTAAGAGCTGTTAATTCAGCTTTCGCTGCACCTAGATTCGTTGTTAGGCTTTTAACATCGGCTTTCTCACGAGCATCAATTTCTTTGAATTTATTTGTTAAATTAGTATCGGTTTCTGTAATTAAACCTTCTAACCGTTGAGATGTATTGTCGATACGTGTAGTAACAAGGTTATGGTTATTAGTAACTTTTGTTTCAATCGCATTCAATTGTGCTGCGATATCATTATCAATTTTACTTTTTAAGCTTTTGAATTGATTATTAAGACTTGTATTGAAGTCTCCCAATCGTTGTTCTAAGCTACTGTTTTTAGAAGTGGTATCAGCAGTCAATGCACCCAATGCTTGTTCAATCACAGCGAACTTAGCTTGAATCAATGCATAGTAGTCTTCACTGACAACTCTACCATTATATGCTAAACCCATAGATAAGGTCTCCTTTCATAAAGGTTATAGTAATTGTATTAGTAGAATGTTTCAGTGGGTAGAAAGACTAGGTAGTCAACATACGTCAACTACCTAGTCATATTATTTATCCCAATTGATATAATTATACATTTCTTCTACAGCTTCCGCTTGGTTAATTTGATTTGTGATTTCAACACCACGTTTAGAGCAAGCTAACTTATGTTTACGGAAATCTTTTCGAAGTTGTTTAACTTGGTCAACTGTTAATGTGTCATTGAGTTTATTAGTAGATTCTTTAGGGTCACGAGTTGTACGACACACAACACTGAAACCTTCTTCCTCTTCATCTTCCAATAGTTCAAAGTCCATATCTAACATTTGTTTTGCATCACCGTTATAAGGGAAGAAGTATTGATCTCCTAATGCTTTGGAGAAGAACCCTTCTTCGATTTTTTGTGTTACTAATAGATCTTTACGATATAAGGCAACACGACGATGATCATCTAATGTGACAGGAACTGTTCTAGTAGCAGGAGCTCGGAAGGAGCCACCTTCAAACACATGACCAATTTGGATTTGATTCCCTTCGGAATCGAGCATGTCTGTGATATCAGTCCATAATGAAATAGGAGAGAATATAGTTCTAACCCATGTTAAATCATTAAGGGTTTCTACGATATCGTTTACACGCCCATATTTAATTTCAGCAAAACGATTCATATGATAGTCCTCCTATGATTATACAATGTAAATACGACCACCAGGGATTTTACCTGCTAGACCATCTACTTCTTGTTTATTATAGACTTCTTCCTTAGAGTATGTTTGAGTACGTAGATATACATCACGTTTCAATGCATAATCAGCAGCGTCTACATTACCAAGTTTAGATGCATTCTCAGCAACAAAACCTTCCATGGCGGAAGCAGGGATTGTAATATCACGAGAACCATCGAATTCAATACCATTGATATGAATCGCTCTGGAGAATCGAGTAGCTACTTCAGCAGTCGTAGCAGAATCCACTTTAGGGATTGTGATATTTTGAGAACCATCGAAGCTCACACCATTAATCGTTACAGCTTTTTTCAATTTACCTGTAGTTCTTGAGTAAGCTACATCATCAATGTTAATATTTTGAGAACCGTCAAAGGTAACACCATTGATTGTTACAGAACGACTTAATTTATCGGCAGTTCTAGCACGATCGGCTAAGGCTGCTTGGTCGATACCTGTCGTTTTGAACGTATTTACGATTTTAACCGCAGCATCTACATTAGAGCGGATTTTCAACAATTCCGTTTGGTAGGCATCCATGTTACTAGAAATAGTTGTTACACTAGCTTGCATTCGATTGATTTGATTACGAATGTCTGGATGTGCCAATGGGGAAGCGTTGTGAGCTTCTAACGAGCCTACATTAATCGTACTGCCTGGTGTTGTAGAACCGGTATCAATACCAGTAAATTTACCGTTATCAGTCCACATATAAATGGCACCTTCATCTTTAGTTGTGATGGCGTTATATGCGGCACGGTTTTCTAGCATAATAATATTAAGACCCAAGGTACCATCACTATCAATTTGGAAGTTATTATTGACTTTCAAACGACCATGGTCATTCAGGTGACCGAAACGAGTATTACGAATCGCAGAATCTAATTTCTTGAATGCATCCATACCCGTATCTTTATTATTCAATTCACCTTGTAAATGAATGTGTGTGTCAGGTACTTGAGTATAACCATGCATCATAACATCAGTAGCATTGTTTTCAAAATATACAACTACGTAATCTTGACCACGACCACCTTGCTCAACGCGTGTGTTATACTTATATTGACTATGGAGGACCTTAATTTGATTATCAGGCATTATACATGTACCTCCTTCATTGTTTTATATGTAATAGAAGTAATTAGTATAATGTTACCATGACGGATTTGGCAAAAAAAAGAATACCCAGCGGTATTCCTTGTCCGTTGACTATCAATAGATACTAAGCCATAATATTTCAATATAACGTCGCTTGCATTAGTATCTCTACTAATGGGGCACATAACTGATCTTATCCATCAGTCACAGTTCCATCCCCTTATAGATAGACGTAATCATCTATCTATAAGGTCACATAAGAATTCTCTTCTTATGTGGATATGTAACTCTCGATATATTCACCCATGCTTATTATGTTTTTAACGGTACCTTATTATGGTGAAGGTGCCGTACATAACTTCATATATCATTACATATCTCTCAAGCTTCATTATACGTTTATTCTAGTTGATAGCTACTATACTAATTCAATAATAACGTTGCGTGCGAACATCTATGACGTTAGGGCGAACCATTGTCTTATCATAGCATCGGACCAATGAATATCAAATACCCATTGATTCTATCGATATCGGACCATCCTAGCTATTAGATCACCTCATACAGCTAGAACTAGGTTACTTTAGTAGTAACCAGATATCGATCATGGAGAGCCTCTCGACCTACCTCCATGGATATACACTCATATCTATATTAACCTAACCATCCCTCTCTAATATAGTTAAGTTCGAATGGGTTAATTTTTATAGCATATGTATATCTTCACGCTTCACATGTCGTCATAGCACCATCTGCGCGGCCACTCGCTCACTGAGTATAGCATCTATGACTTATCTATTGTTAATAGAAAGAATCCATCAGGTATTCTTCAAGGTTGATCAATTATGAGATACTTGAATTCACTTTTCAAGTTTACCAAAGTTGTAGTATTCCAATATAACGTCGCTTGCATTAGTATTTCTACTAACGGGGCACATAACCAATCTTATCCATTGGTCACAGTACCATCCCCTTATAGGTAGATACAGTTATCCACCTATAAGGTCACATAAGACTCAGCGTCCTATGTGGATATGTAATTCTCGATATATTCACCCATGTTTATTATGCTTTTAACTTTGACTCTACTACAAAGGAGTCTCCATACATAACCTCATATATCATTACATATCTCTCAAGCTTCATTATACGTTGTCTCTCATAACGACTACTATATTATTTCAATAACAAAGTTGCGTGCGAACACTCTATGACGTTAGGGCGAACCATTGTCTTATCATAGCATCGGACCAATGAATATTTCTACCCATTGATTCTATCGATATCGGACCATCCTAGCTATTGGGTCTCCCCTACGGCTAGAACCAGGTTACTTCAGCAGTAACCAGATATCGATCATGGGGAGTCTCTCAACCTACCCCCATGGACATACGCTTACCTATATTAACCTAACCAAACCTCTCTAATATAGTGGAGTTCGAATGGTCTAATTTTTATAGTACACGTACACCTTCACGCTTCTCTATCTCAGATTGTGACAGCTCACAGCGAAATGCATAATGAGTTTATCATCCAACTGATCAGTTATTGTTATATTCGATACTAATACGTCTTATCTATTTTTCAAGTTTATAGCCATTAACACCCAAAATCTCTCGGGATTCAATGATGTATGCCCTTGAAGATAATGTTTTTCCTCGACGTATTTCGACTTTCTGACTACCTTTAATCATGGCATCGTCGAACCGACTTATATTGTTATTATCGGCATTGTATGTGACCTTCGGTCTTCGATAAGACTCGAGATTAACCGACGCCTTATACGATATAAACAGGGGTTCAAGCAATAACCTATACGTTATAGCAAATTCTTTACCGACCCCAGTCGCATATAGGTTATAGACGATCTCATCAAATGGGAGTGCGTCTTCGCGGTTATGGTTCATATAGTCAACTAACCCCTCAATAAACCTATTGCGGGTTGTTAGTTTGGCATTAAGTATACCATGCGGGATACGTTTTTGTGCATTTATGCTCCGTATGTCGATATTACCATACCATTGATGAATCATGCTAATGAACTTAAATATAAATCCATTATCGCGTTCATCTAGGAATGTAACGCTGATACTTTCATGCCTATCACCACAGAGTTGCATAATGTATTTCATAACAAGCGTATTGCCGGTTAATCTGTTATATGTTGCAACACATTTATCCATAACCTTTAATGTATCATCAACGATGGATCGGTTATTCTTAAAAGTAGCTACAACCTTATTGTCACCTTTAATTCGCATACCATGAATGGACCGATATAGGTATCCGAGAAGATATGCATATATCCCATCAACCACATCTTCTATATCAGTCCTACCCCATAACAACTCATCGGTATTACTGAGTTGACAGCGATTAAATATACCTCCGTCACTGTTTAGTAGTATACCATCGTCATCATATACTTCAACCCCATACAGATACGCCAATGAATCAAACGTTGTAATTGGGTCGGCTTCTATCGGTGACCGATATTTATGAATACTAATGATGTCGCTATTAAGACATTCCATATCCTTGAATTGCTTATATACAACATCAACAGGCTCTGTTACTATGCGTTCACAACGTCTATATGTGATATAATCACCTTTATGTGCAATGGTTTTATACATAGTAAACACCTCCTTTAATTAATATAATAATCGATAGAAAGGTTTCTATCTTACCGAAATAATATATAATCAAAAATAAAGTTAAAAAAAAGAATACCGAAAGGTATTCTTTTAGTTCTAAAACAATGCTTCTAATCGATCGAGTGAATCTAAGAAGCACGGTTTATTTCTACCTGTGTATCGAATGATACCCAAGTGAGTATGGTAAGCGACAAGTTCAGATTCAACTTCGCCAGAAAAATCATTATAGGATAATAGTAATCCGTAATGTACTGATCTGAAGATGCGACTTGCTCGATCTTCATCGTTGAAGAATACGAATTTGTGACGCCCCCATTTATCAGTTAAACGAGCAACTCGTTTATTACCGATTTTGATATGTTCACTTTTAAATCGACTATTGTCTTCAATTACATTATCAAGGGTTGTGCCGAAGTAACGACACAACAACGTGGAATAAATGTAAAGTGGCCAATAGACCACTTTACCCAATAATAACATTAGAATTTTTGTAATACCATTTTTCATTTTTATTCTCCTCTTTTTCTTTCAATTAAAATAAATCTTCTAATACAGCCTCTAAAAGAGACAATTCCATTTGCATATCAAGCTCAGAGTCATAAGACTCAAATTCACAAGATTGAAATTCGTCGGATACTGAAGATAAAACTTGGGAAAGGGATACTTGTTGTAACATAATAATTTCCTCCTAATCAATACACACAAAATATATTATATTACTTCACATCAATAATATATGTTTATATAGGGTGAAAATACGGAAAATAATGGTGATGTATCCAAAGCAATAAGCCAACACGATTATTGCCCGGATACATCACCATCATCATTAGGAGTACCATGAAAGAAAAGTATCTACCTATATGTCTATGAAAACGGCATTTTAACATTACTGTAATACAAAATCATATAACTCATCCTATGAAAGGAGAATGCATATATGCTTAGAGAGTTTAATGAATATAAAATATCTCTCCTTATTAGAGGCGAGAACTCTAGCGGAGATGATCTTGATATTCAGATTCCTAAGACATTCGCCGAAGGCGTCTATATCAATAAACAAAAAGATACTGTATTAGATCATGTACGAAGTAAAATCGTGCATGCTACTAAGAAAGATCATATCATCTTAGCCCATGGTAATAAACCATTGGGATTTGCTATCCTAGAGCCAACTGGGTATTTGAAAGATGACCAATTCAATCCTGTCTTGATTGGTATCCATCGAGAGTATAGAAATATCGTACAAATGCTAGTTCGTTCTAAACTAGACCCAGTACACGATATTGGTACGATGGTCATGGTATTAGATGCATCTAAAGGTGATGAAACTGTTAAGAAAGCTCATAGTTGGGCAACTTATCGATTCAAAGGTGGCGATTCTAGTTACTTAGAGAACTGGGATAAGATGGCTGAAGAAGAGTCTATCGAATTTAGTTTCTCTTGGGCTGATTTAGGAGCTCCATTCAAGTCTACAAAAGATGAGATTGATCGTCTTGGACAAGAAGGTCATACACATGAAGCACTCGAAGCCTTGAATAAATTATCTGCGATTCTTGACCATCTATACTTTGGTACCACTAAGATTCGTAAACGGGAAGAAGTCCCGTCCTATAAAGTTACCGATAACTTAATGAGCAATAAACTCTTCCCAGGTGACTTAGTTATGTACGTAACAGGGGAACGAGAAAATCCAAAACTCAATCCATTCGGTGACCCAATCCATGGTCATAACCAAGAATCCTATCCACACCAAGCTCAAATTATTCGTCCAGATACATTAACCTTACATGGTGATATGACTGGGTATTATGAGAATAATCAAGAGATGGTCATCGCTCCGAAGATTAAGAGTAATATGGTAACGAAACTTGATCGTTTCTTTGCTAACTGTCATAATCTTGTTAAAGTACCTTGGTATGATACCGCGGAAGTTAAGAGTATGAAAGAGATGTTCCTAAACTGTGAAACACTAGCAGATATTCCTACGTTCCAAACGGATAAACTAGAGAATGCGTCCCGTATGTTCCTTGGTTGCTCATCTTTAAAATATTTCCCATATGTTACAACTCATATGCTCATTGATACCTCCGAGATGTTCAAAGATTGTACATCATTGGTTAATATCCCTAACTTAGAACTCCATCGAGTTAAAGATGCTCACAGTATGTTCCAAAATTGTACCTTGTTAGCATCCCCTCAACGTGTTGTGTTACCAATGGTGGAGAATGTCATTTCTATGTATGAAAACTGTATTGATTTAGATGTAGTTACGTCATTAAACATTCCATCCGCGAAAACATGTGAATCCATGTTCCGTAACTGTGAGAAATTAACCACTGTAAGTGATATTAACATCTCGGAATGCACGAATGCAACTAATATGTTCGACGGTTGTATTAAGTTAAGAAATGTCTCCTGTCAGCACAATAGCATAGGCTGTAATATCTCTTTTGCAAATACTCAGCTTACAAACCAATCCTTCGAACAAGTCATCGGGGGTCTAAAAGATCAACTCCATGATCCTAAAACATTAGATATTCGTAATACGAACGTAGATGTGACAGATAACCGAGTGATGAATCTTATCAACACAGCTAAGATTAAAGGATGGACTGTATTACATTAACTTTTAATCATTTCGTAACAAATAAGTACGCATTGTTTAACCTCTTTCTGTGCAATGTGTAATCTTATCTTCGTG